ACTGTCACAGCAGGCGGCGGCGTTGGTGGGCAAAGTGGCATTCTGACATGGCCACCGGATCAATCTATCGTTTCCGGGGGCAATGCAAATATTGCGGCGGGATACAGCCAAGACTTTGGCGTGAGTGGTGGGCCAACAGGCCAGCTTGCCAACGGCGCACCAGGCTCAGGGTCAGGCGCGGGTGGATCAGGCGGCGGCGGCGACGATCCCGGCACATACGATAACTCAGGTGGCGCTGGAGCGGGTGGATCGGCAGGGGCGGAAGTCGGCGGCAATGCTTACTTTAGCATCGGCGCGGTTCTGACCTACTCAATCGGTGCGGGCGGCGCCGGTTATGCTCATACGACCGCTGGCGCAGCAGGTCGGCCTGGTTATGTCGTGCTGATCTCAAATGGAACTGAAGTGGTGGCCAGTGACACCAGTTCAACGTACACGGTGGTCTAATGTCATTAACCAGCAGATTTTTACCATACTCATCGTTACTTCAGTCAATGGACTTTCGCTTGCACGGTGGTATCTCTGAGCTTGTGTTCGCCTGCCGTGATGGTGATGTCAGCCTTTGCGTTGTATTCTCGAAGGCTATGTCTCTGCGCGGATTGATCGGAGAACTTCCGGCTGAAATTGAGCAAGCGGAAAGCAGCCGATATGCTGTCGATCTGGAGAGCATCGGGACTGACAAATTGCGCTTGTATGTTGACGGTCAGGAAGACGGTGAAGTTCTGCGTGGCTTTTACTTCAACTCAAATGGCCGCATGACTGTTCTGAAAAAGTACAACAGAACAGATGACAAAACGATCATTTCCATCGACCGTTACGATGGAGCTGGCAAGTTGATCGGAGCGGACGAGCCTGAGTCTGCGTCTGACAGCTCATGCTGGACTGGCCCACAGGACATTCTTGATGCGGCTTTGGACGCACAGCAAGATCACAACGTGATATTCCTGTCAAAAGGTGATAAACTGCAAAGTTATATACGGATCATGAAGTAAGGCGGATCAATGGAACCTGAAACTATGTGGAATGCAGTTTTATCAATTGGTGTGACCGCTGTCGGCTTCTGGGTTAAGTCGTGGACGGGTGAAGTGAGCCGTTTGCAGATATTGCTCAACAAGACACGCGAAGAGTATGCCACAAAGGCCGATACGGCGGCACAGATGGATCGCGTGATGAATCGTCTCGACGGTCTTGATGCCAAGATAGACCGCATATTAGAGCGCAAATAAATGTTGTGCGTTCTGGTCTTCGTCGGATTCGGTCACGGCTGGGTCGTCGGCGTGGGCAATACTTTCTACAAGTCTTGTTATTACGATTGCGGTGAACCGGGCGGGACGAATGGCCAGCCATACGACCGCCGATACGTCATCAATCCCAGCGCGAACTGTCCTGCGAGGTTCTACGAAGCATGATCGAGGTACTCGCCCTTGCAAGTGCAGTCAGCACAATATCTGGAAGCATAAGCAGTGCTGTCCAGGCTGGCAAGGACGTTGGCTCTGTGCTGCCTAAGTTTGGCAAGCTGGCCAAATTAGAGGCTGACATCCACCTCGCGGAAAAAGGCCGACACAAAGGCCCACTTGGCAGGCTTACCTCGACAGAGGAAGAAGCCTTCGCAATTGCCAATGCCAAAATGAAGCATAGGGAAGCGATGGACACGCTCCGCAGCCATTGCCGTTTGTACGGTCCACCGGGCATGTGGGAGACGGTACAACGTGAGATGGGTGCAGCCAGAGCGCGGCAGAAGCGTGCGCTTGAGGAGCAAGCTGCAAAGCGAGACCGCATATTCTACTTCATTACGATTGCTATTGCCTGCACAGTTTTCGCCGTCGGGAGCGGTGGTTTGCTCTGGGTTGCAGCGTTGCTCGCGGATGAGGTGAGATAATGTGGTTATTACTTTGGTTCCAACTTTCTGCAAACGTCATACACTTTGAAGTGGGTCAATATGGCAGTGAGAAAGAGTGCTTCGACGAACTGAGCCGTGCGTCGGTTCTAATAACGAAGAACAATGAATATCTGCAATGCTTTAAGATAGCAGGAGTAGCGAAATGACAGGAATACTTGGAAAGATATTTGGCAGTGGAGACGTTATCAAGTCTGGCATAGACCTGATCGACAGCTTCCATACGTCCACTGAGGAAGAAATCGCGGCTAAAACCAAGGCTAAGGTTGATATTATGAATGCCTATGCGCCTTTTAAGTTGGCGCAGCGCATCATAGCGTTCTCTTTTACATTTACATATCTGTCGTGCTTTGCAATGGTTCTGGCTTTCACGCTCATGGATCGCGTGGCTGATGCTGACAAGGTGCAACGTGTGCTTGAGGACTTCCAGATCGGCTGGGCCATGATCGTGATCTTGGGCTTCTACTTTGGCGCAGGCGCGGCTGAAGGGTTCATGGATAAGAAGAAGGCGAAGTAATGGAAAACGTCAAACTACCTCTGGCTCTTGTGGCTGCAATGGCCGCTCAATTGGCCGCTGGCGTGTGGTGGGTCAGCCAGCAGGCGGCTACCATTTCCAGTCTTGAGGAGACCGTTGGCCAAATCGGCTCTCGCATGGCTATCGAGGACAACATCAACCTAAAGCGTGATGTGCAGGACAACGCGATGGAGTTGCAGTATGCCTTCGATGAGATTGAGGAGATTTGGGATGAGCTGGCATCTATGACAATGGCCATTGGTGAAATCAACAAAATCAAGCAAAGGGTTGCTCTTATCGAGAACGATCTGAAATATATTAACCGTGACCACAACGGGGTCATGGATATGAAAGGTGGGATGAATTAATGTACAAACTATCACAACGCAGTTTGGATCGCATGGAGGGCGTCGATGAGAGATTGGTGGCAGTGGTTAAACATGCAATCACGTCAACCAAGACCGACTTCGGCGTTATCCAGGGGCTTCGCACGATTGAGATGCAGAAGGCGTTGGTCGCCAAGGGCGCGTCACAGACAATGAAATCCAAGCATCTTGATGGCCTTGCAGTTGACTTGATGGCCTACGTTGAAGGCCGGGGATCATGGGAGCTGAACCTATATGATGACTTGGCCGACGCAATGGCCGAGGGTGCCAACGCTGTGGGCTGCAAAGTGCGCTGGGGAGCTGCATGGCACATTGACAGCATTGGCCAGTATAAAGGCTCAATGGAAGAGGCCATGAATGAATACATTGACTTGCGTCGGTCACAAGGTCGTCGGCCCTTCATCGACGGTCCTCATTTTGAGCTTATGACCTAGTTGAAAAAAGTCAGGTAAATGGCCAAGCAAGATCAAAAGGCCAGTGCGGCAGTAGGTAGGGCGGGAGAGCATTTGGCTTTGTCCCGCCTATCTCTGGCTGGCTATTCTTGCACTTTGTGCCAGATCAAAGATCACGATGCGTATATACAAACGGATACACGCACTCTGACATTGCAAGTTAAGACGGCCAGCAAGAGATATAAAACCAGCACAAAATACGCATTTTACACGCCTAAAAAGGGCGATGAAATGTCGGACTTGTTTGCGTTTGTGGCCATCAACCTTGGCGCTGTAGTTTTTCGCCGGGGTGATGAGCTGTCCACAGTTACAACATATGTATCAACGGAAGAATTTATGGATGAAAAGCTGTCGATGCAAAAAACGCTCGACAGCTTTAAATAACCGCTTGTGGGTTGGCGCGGGTTTGATTACAAAGTTTGAGTGGGTGGCTATCATCGCAAGATAAAATCGACTTACCACGGGAATGGTGGTTGTTTAGCCTCGGATGACGTTGGCTACCAAAAAGCGCCAAACTTTTTACAATATCAACGGCCACCCACGCGACTTCAAAATATTATGCCAACCAGCGTCATCAAGCCAGCACCGCTGACGAAGCCGAAGACAGCTCCGACCAAGCCAGCGATGTGGATTTTGCGCTTTATCTCTTGGTCATCCATCACTCATCTCCCTCAAACTTATTAGACAGCGGCTTGATCGGTTGCTTACTGAACACCCAACGCCATTGCGGTTTTGTGTAGCCTGGAACCTTGATGAAATCACGCACCCGATATAGCTTTCCAGCCTCGGCCATGTTGTTAAGATAACTTGAGGTGCGAGCAATGCTGTCAC